TAAATGTTGTAAGTAGTTTTATTGGGTGGCTAATACCAACACCTGATATTCCTGACTTTGATACACCAGAAGAAGAACGAGGTGTATTAATTAACAAACAATCAAATAACGCACCTATCCCTGTAGTTTATGGAAGACGACAAGTAGGTATAACTAGAGTATTTATAGAATCATCAGGAACAGATAACGAATATTTGTATATGGCTGGTGTAGTTTGTGAGGGAGAAATAGAAGAAATAGAACAAATATTTATAGATGATAAAAGAGTTATTTTTGATGGTTTATTAGATCATGGGGTAGTAAGAGAAGTTTCAGGTGGAGATGCTAATTTTTATAAAGATGGTGAATCATATATTCAGATTCAAGCATTTAATGGAATTGACGATCAAGTTGCTTCATCAATATTAACTAATTCTACTAATTGGACATCTAACCATAGATTAAGAGGTGTCTGCTATGTAGCCTTTAGGTTTAAATGGAATCAAGATTTATTTAGTTCTATTCCACAAGTTAAAGTAACATTAAAAGGTAAAAAAGTTTATGACCCTAGAGACACAACTACTAAATGGACACCAAACTCAGCATTAGTATTATTAGACTATTTAAGAAATAGTAGATATGGAAAAGGATTACCAGATAGTGCATTTGAATCTGACTTTGCATCTTTTAAAACTTCTGCAACTGAATCAGATATTTTAATCCAACCAAGAACAACAAGCGTAACTCAATCTACTGGTTTAATTTCTGAACTTTATTCAGGATATTATAGTGATAGCCCATCTTTCTTTTTAAATAAATCGCCCACATCATCAAATACAGTTTCTTCTATTAGTGGATTAAACACAAGTCCTTATAACTCAAGAAGATATTATGGTTATTTTACAGCACCAAGTTCAGCTAGTTTTGATTTTCAAACTTCCTCAGATGATTCATCTGTTGTTTATATTGGAGATGCTAGTCAAACTGTAGATAATTTATTTAAAGAAGTAGAGAATAATAAAGATGCAAAATTAGTTGTAAATAATAGAGGTTGGCATGGAAATCAAACTCAATCAGGAAGTAAAACATTAGTAAGTGGTTCTGTATATCCTATAATTATTTATTATGGTAATGCACCATCAAACAGTAATTTAACTTTCCAATGGAGAGTTAGTGGTGGCTCATATAGTACAGATTTATCTTCTAATTTTAGTAATGGAAATGATATTACAGATGTTATTCCAAAAATTATTAAATTTGAATCTAATGCAGTTGTAGATACTAACCAAAAAGTAATTGATAATGTAAAAAAACTTTTAAATCCTATGAGGTCATTATTTACTTATAATAATGGTGTTTATAAACTTAAAATTGAGGGTACAGGCTCAGCAGTTAAAACAATAACCTCAGATCATGTAGTAGGTGGTGCAAAAGTTTTAGGAGAAAGAAAAAATAATAAATACAATCGTGTTATTGGAACTTATGTCAATCCATTTAAGAATTGGCAGAACGACACAGTTTCTTTTCCACCAGCAGACGATACTAATGTTGTAACTGAATTTAAACACGCAACAATGTTAGCAGATGATAATGATACTTTGCTTGAGGGTAATTTTGAATTTCCTAATGTAACAAATACTTATAATGCAGAAGCACTTTGTGAAGTAATTCTAAGAAGATCAAGAAATCAATTACAAATACAATTAACTTTAACATCAGAATTTTTAGAATTAGAAATAGGCGATATTGTTGCAATTACATATCCTAGTGGTGGTTTTGATGCTAAACCTTTTAGAGTGTTAGGTATTGAGATTAATGAAGATTTAACAGTAAATGTTCAGCTATTTGAACACCAAGATAATTTTTATGATTTTAATGAAAAAAATCCTATACCAACTATTGCAGATACAATCTTACCTAATATTAATTCTGTTCAAGCACCAGCTATATCAATTTCAGATGAACTATTTGAATTATTTGATGGTTCAGTTGTTTCTAAATTAATTGTAAATATTACAAGCACAGATGCTTTCGTAGATCAGTTTGAAGTAGAATACAAAGAATCAACCTCATCAAATTACAGATTAATGCGTAGAGGTACTAATACTATTGTAGAAAAATATCCTGTTAAAGAGGGAACTATCTATGATGTAAGAGTTAGAGCAATTAACTCTATAGGAATTAAATCTACTTACACAACTTCTCAGCATGAAGTGGATTCAGCATTTGAACCACCACAAGATGTTCAAAACTATTCAATAGATGTAGTTGGAGATAAATTACATCATACATTTGACCCTGTACCAGATTTAGATTTGGATTTTTACGAAATAAGATATACATCAGATACTACAGAAACTGCATACGCAAATACAGTTGTATTAGTTCCAAGAATAGGAAGACCAGCAACTTCTATTGTAACACCTTATGTTGCTAAAGGTAAATTTTTTATAAAAGCAGTAGATAAATTTGGAATCAGATCAACTAATTATGCAAGTCAATCTATAGCAACTCAAGTATTAGGAGAACGAATTGAAACAGTACAAACATTAACAGAAAATCCAACATTTACAGGAACTAAATCAAATGTAAGTGTTGTCGATAGTACATTACAATTAGATACAGCACTCTTTGATAGTATTAGTGGAGATTTTGATGATGCTTTAGGATTCTTTGATGGTGGTTCTGGTACTATAGTTTCATCAGGAACTTATGATTTTAATAATACTTTTGATTTTAATTCAATATTAAAATTTAATGTTCTTATAGATGCTTTAGTAGTTAATAATATTAATTTTATAGATAACTTTGATTCTGCACAAGGATTGTTTGACAGTAGAGAGGGTTTATTTGATGGTGGGGAAAATGCCTCTATTGATACAAATGCAATTTTACAAATATCTACTTCTCAAAATGCAGTTGATTATACATCATATCAAGACTTTAAAGCTGGAGATTATGTTGCAAGAGCAGTTAAATTCAGATTAAAATTAACTTCAAGTAACACTCAAGAAAGCCCACAAGTTACACAACTAGCACTTAAATTATCTTTACCTACTAGAATAGAAAAAGGCTCTAATGTGTCTAGTGGAACTGATACTGCTGGAAAAACTATTACTTTTGGTTCAGAATATTATCAAACTCCATCACTAACTGTCATAGGGCAAGACATGGCCACAGGGGATTTCTTCACGATAAATTCTAAATCTACAAGTGCTTTCAATGTTGAATTTTTTAACAGTTCTGGTAGTACTGTTGATAGAACTTTCGATTATCAAGCAATCGGAATTGGACAAAAACAATAATAATGATATAAGATTAATTTTATGGCACAGCACGATTATATAATTTCAAACCAAACATTCCCAAATACGAGAGCAGATATAAACTCAGTATTATCAGCGATCTCAACAAATAACTCTGGAACATCAGCACCAACTACTCAATATGCTGGTCAGTTTTGGATAGACACAACTTCATCAACTTGGACTTTATACATACATGATGGAGCAGATGATATAGCTTTTGCAACAATAGATACTTCAGCAAACACAGTTAATTTTACAGATTCAGCTTTAGATGTTGTAACAGATACAACACCACAACTTGGTGGAAACCTAGACCTAAACTCAAACGATATTACAGGCACAGGAAACATTGATAATGTAGGAACAATCACTACAGATGGATTAACTGTAGCTGGTAATGTTAGTGTCGATGGTGGCACAATCAAACTAGATGGTAATTATCCTGTTGGTACATCAAATGTTGCTTTAGGAGATGGTGCGTTAGATGATGGAAGTTTAACTGGTGGAAGTAATACTGCTATAGGTACAAATGCTTTAATAGCTAACACAACAGGTTCATCTAATGTTGCAGTAGGAAAAAATACTTTAGATGCTAATACTACAGGTGGATGTCTTACAGCACTTGGTCAAGGTGCTTTAGGTGTTAATACAACAGGAGATTTCAATGTAGCTGTTGGTCAGGCTTCTTTAGGTGCTAATACAACAGCATCTAACAACACAGCAGTTGGTAGATTAGCTTTAGGTTCTAACACAACAGGAACTAATAACACAGCAGTAGGTTTTGGCTCTTTATGTACTAACACAACAGGTGGTTTAAATACAGCATTAGGAGAATCAGCTCTACTATCTAACACAACAGCTAGTTATAATGTAGCAATAGGTAGAGAAGCTGCTAAAGCAACAACAACAGGTTGGGGAAATGTTGCAATAGGACATCAAACTTTTATCGCTAATACAACAGGTCAAAAAAATACAGCAGTTGGTATAAATGCTTTAGCAGCAAACACAACAGCACATGAAAATACTGCAGTAGGTAGAAATGCCTTAACAGCTAATACAACAGGTGCAAATAATGTTGCACATGGTGCTTATGCTTTAGCTGCTAACACAACAGCTTCAAACAACACAGCAGTAGGTTATGAATCACTTTGTGCTAATACGACAGGTTCATCTAATACAGCATTAGGTATGTGTTCTTTAATCAGTAATACAACAGGCGTAGTTAATACATCTTTAGGTGCATGTAGTTTAAATGGTAATACTACAGGTAGCTGTAATACAGCGGTAGGTCATTTGTCAATGTCGGCTAATACTGAGGGTCTTGAAAATACAGCAATAGGTAGAAGTTCACTTCGTTGCAATACTACAGGAGACAACAATGTTGCTGTAGGAAGATTAGCTTTATTTTCTAACAGTACAGCTGATGCCAACACAGCAGTAGGTTATCAATCACTTTGTGCTAACACAACAGGAGCACAAAATACAGCAGTTGGACATAGTGCTTTAAAAACTAACACAACTTGTGGTAATTTAACAGCAGTTGGTTATGGAGCGCTTTGTGCAAATACAACAGGAACAAATGATACAGCAATGGGTCATGCTTCTTTAGATGCAAATACTTCTGGTTCTGACAATGTTGGATTTGGTACAAATACTCTAGGTGCAAATACATCAGGTGGTAATAATACAGCTATTGGTAGTTGCGCTTTACAAGCAAACACCACAGCTTCTGATAATACAGCAGTTGGTCTTAGAACATTATTAGCTAACACAACAGGAACTCAAAATGTTGCTGTTGGTTCAAATGCATTACAAGATAACACAGCATCTAACAACACAGCAGTAGGTCATGTTTCTTTAACAAATAATACAACAGGTACTGACAACACATCTGTTGGAAGATGCTCAATGTTCACAACTACTACAGGTGGTTGTAATGTTGCAATGGGAAATAATGCTTTAAGATATAATACAACAGGTGGATGTAATACTGCTCTTGGTAGAAATGCTTTAATTTGTAACACCACAGCCTCAAATAACACCGCAGTAGGTTATCAATCTTTATACTCTAATACGACAGGTGATTACAACACAGCTATAGGCTATAATACTTTATGCAAACATACTACAGGAAGTGATAACACAGCAGTAGGTTTATTTTCTCAATTTAATACAACAACAGGAATACAAAATGCATCATTAGGAAATGCTTCAGGTTGTACTCTTACAACAGGTAGCTGTAGTACTTTTTTAGGTTATAATACTCAACCATCTGGCGCTACTACAAGTAATGAAATTGTTATTGGTCATACATTAACAAGTCAAGGTGCTGGTTATGTTACAATAGGAAGAAATTTAGGAAGTGATTATATTTATAATCAATTTACAGTAAATGCTTCATGGACAAGAGCATCTGATGAAAGAATTAAAAAAGATATTGAAACAGATACTCTTGGTTTAGATTTTATAAATAATCTAAGACCAGTTCATTATAGAAAAAAATCTGGTAGTGAATTAGACCCATCTTTAAAAGGTTATGATGAAAATGATACTAAACAAAGACCAGTTGAACATGGATTTATTGCACAAGAAGTAAAACAAGCATTAGATGATGCTGGAGTTGATGCAAGTAAATATGGTGTATGGCATCAAGGCAATGATGGTATTCAAGCCATTTCAAGAGAAATGTTTATTATGCCATTAGTCAATGCAATAAAAGACTTGAAAAAAGAAATAGACCTATTAAAAAACAAATAATGAACACTTATGTAGTAGAGGGTGGCATAGGAAAATGCACAGCTTTTACCTCTTTAATCCCAAAGCTAAAACAAAAATCCGAAGTACAAATATATACACCATATATTCCATGCTTTGCAAATAACCCAGATGTAAAACTTGTTCTTGAACAATCTTTGCCAATCCAAGACCCAAGAATTATGGCATCTGATAATATTTATTACTGTGAACCTTACAAATCTAATTTTCAGTTTGGTAAAGAACATTTAATAGAAAGCTATTGTAATTTGCATGATGTAGAGTTTGATGTAAATATGAAACCAAAACTTTATACAGGTCATTTACAAGAAAATGTTAAAAAGTGGTTAGACAAAAATAATATTGAAAAATATATTTTAGTTCAATTTTCTGGTGGTCAATCTCCATTAACTTATAATGGTCAATACAATAACATTAATCCAAACAGAAACTATCAACCATTCTTAGCACAGCAAGTTATTAATATGCTGAAAGAAGAATATAAAGATGCAACGATTATTGATTGTACTTTACCGAATGAACCAGCATATATGAATACAATTAAATGTGATTTGCATTGGTCAGAAGTACATGAGTTAATGAAAGATGCACTAGGTTTTGTAAGCATAGATAGTTGCTTAAATCATTTCTCAGCATCTACAGAAAAACATGGAGTAGTCATTTGGGGTTCTACAAGGTGGACACAATTTGGTTATTCACATAATAAAAACCTACAATTCCACATGAAAGATAAATGGAATGAAACAAAATTCATTGATAGTGACCCTAGAAACAACATGGTTGAACCTAAATTAATTATTGATGAATACAAAAAACTTGATAAAACTAAACAAGTTGCGTGTGCAACAGAATAGGAGACAA